AAAGACTATCAAGACAAAAAAACGATGAGCAAATTAAAGAATATTTTGTTTCAAATTTTGTAGATTGTAATGACCCAGAACGACTTTGGATAGGAGATATTATTCGTGAAGGTGAAGATGTATATAACGAATGGTTAAGGAAGACACAAAGCTTGTCTTATTTGTTTAAATCTGAAACTGAAAGTTTTATGAATAAGAAAAACTTTGAATCTTTATTTGATTGTAAAACTGGAAATCATCCAGAAATACTGAAAAAATATCTACAAAAAAGTATTACCATAGAAACAATTACAATATTAGATATATTATTAAATTTTGTTAAAGATTTTGATAAAAAACTTACTGATCCAATTTGGAATTATGTAAGTTTGAGAATTTTTAAATACAAACCTTTTCTAAATATTGATGTATCAAAGTATAAAACTATACTTAAAGAGGTTGTATTATGAGTAAGTTTTTTAACTCAGAGTTAGTTAGAAACGATATGAAAGAACTTGAAAAACTTCAAAAAAAACTTTATCAAGAAATGATGTACGTTCCTTTTTATGATAAGGAACAGAAAAGGGAACATTTGATTTTGATGAAAGAATTTTTAGAAAAACAAAAACTTTTTATTTTTAGACTTTCACTTTCAGATGATCCAGAAGCAATAGAAATGAAAGAAAATATGCTTGATTCTGTTGAGTTTCTTGGATTTGATAAAAAGAAAGGATTTGATTCTTTTTTTAAAATGATGGAAAGAACTATTAATGGACTTGAAAAAACACTTGACGATTAAAGGTGTATCTGCTATAATAAGTAGGTCCAATACAATCCAATATTAAAATACGGAGAATATAAATGTCGTTTGCTGATTTGAAGAAGCAATCAAAGATGGGTTCCTTGACCGAGAAACTCATTAAACAAGTTGAAAAACTCAACGAAACTGGTTCTAAAGATGATAATCGTTTTTGGAAACCTGCGATGGATAAAGGTGGCACTGGTTCTGCTATAATTCGTTTTCTTCCTGCTCCTTCTGGTTGTGAATTACCTTGGGCACAGGTTTGGTCTCACGCATTTCAAGGACCTGGTGGTTGGTTGATCGATAACTGTTTAACTACTAATAAAGGGCAATGTCCGGTTTGTGAAGCAAATCGTGAATTATGGAATACTGGAAGTAAAGATAATCAAAATATCGTCCGTGATCGTAAACGTAAACTTTCTTATTACGCAAACATATATGTCGTAAAAGATCCTGTTGCGCCTGAAAATGAAGGTAAGGTATTTCTTTATAAGTTTGGTAAGAAAGTATTTGATAAAATTATGGCTGCAATGAAGCCAGAGTTTGATGATGAGAAACCCATTAATGCATTTGATTTTTGGGAAGGTGCAAACTTCAAACTGAAACTTCGTAAAGTAGAAGGTTATTGGAATTATGATAAGTCAGAGTTTGCTGAACCCTGCCCACTTTTAGATAATGATGATGAACTAGAAAACATCTATAAATCACTTAATGATTTAAATGAATTTACAGATGAGAAAAACTTTAAATCTTATGCTGATTTGAAGAAGCGTTTGGACTCTGTTCTTGGAACCAAAACTGCAACAAAACGCCAAGACTCAGAAACTATTGATGAAGAAGAAGAGTTTGAACCTACAGTAAAAACTACTTCGTCCTCAAAATCTAGTTCTGTTGATGAAGATGAGGATGATGATACCTTATCATACTTTCAAAAATTAGCTGAAAGTTGATTTTGAAAATCAACTTTTAATTACCTTATCCCCCGAAAAAAAATTCGGGGGATTTTTTTGTCTGTAAGGTTTTTATACTCCAGTAAGATTTGGATTATAAGATTGTTTTGTATTTTGATTGAGATATTGTGAAGATTTATCATATCTCATAATATTTCTCATATCAGTTATAACCACAGATAAGTATTGTGGTTTTAATACACGAATTTTTCTTTTCTTTTCATTTTTATCTACTTCGTATTCATAGTTTGTAACTGATTTGACTGGTGAAACTGTTACAAGAGCATTATCTAATTTAGAATAAGTAATAGAATAATTTGAATCAACTTGAAGACCAGAAGGAACTACAAGACGGTTGTATTCATCTTTAACTTCTGTTGTTTCGTAGTGATGTATAGAAAATAAAGCATTTTCTGTTTCATATTTTTCAATCATATGATTATATAAATTTTGATTACTCAAAGGCCATTCTTCACGAATATTGGTAATGTTATTTGTGATTAAAATAACCCAATCAAGTTCTGCATCACCATAAAGTTTTTGTGCAATAACATCCGGTCTTTGATTATCTTCAATTTGATAATAATCAAAAGCAGTAATAACATTAACTATATCAGTTCTTAATTTTGCTCTTTTGAACAGATTTTTGACTGTAATATAAGTTTCATTTGAATTTACATCAGGTAATTGTGATAGATAATCCAGATTTGGAAGTTCGTTAAAATATCCCATTTTTAGTATCCTACCTCGTCTGGTGTGATTGGGTAAAGATCACCAGATTTTTTAGTACCTTCTGTAAATGTTCTTTCGTCAAAAATATCACTTTGGTAATCAGTATCATAAATCGGTTCAAGTTCTTTGAACGACATATTCATAATCACAGATACTGGTTGTCCATCATCATATGCTGCCCAGTTTCCATCGGCAGCATAATTCATAGCAAATCCAGTTAAAGCGCAGGTTTTGATACGATTTACGCCTTTAATTGTTTTTCCTCCAGTAGTTTTATATTGTAGTTGAAATACATTTGGTGTTCCCAAGAAATATGATGCTGCTCCTGCTGTTCCGTATTGTAAATTTCCTGATCTTTTATCTTGTTTTTTTGCTGCCATTCCTTGCTTGAAAAATCTTATAATTTTATTAATATCTGTTGCTTCTTCTTTACTTCTTGGGCTCATTCTATATTGAAATGTAAATTCTCTTAATGTTGGTGAATTAAAGAGAAGTTCAAGATTGCTATTTGGAACAACTCCAAATCCTCTTGCTAAAATACTTTCTGGAGATACTGAAAATCCAGCCATTGATAGAACTCTAGATGCACCAGCAGTTTTTAATAGTGCCTGTGCTGATTGTGAACCTGCTGATCCTAATAACTTAAGTAATAATGCTCCTTGAGCACCTAATGCCATTCCTTGTCCTGCATTTCCAGCAAATGCTCCCGCCAATCCACCTGCGGTAGTAGCGGCTAAATACTTGTCAAGATTTTGGACAACATCAGCGGTAGCAGCAGCAGAAAGATTATTCATATTATCATCACCCCAAGAAACATTGTTGGAATCAGTCACATTATTTGGCATAGGTAATTTGACAACTCCCAAAAATTCTGCTAATGCAGAAGTTTTTTGTAAACCAGATGTTAATATTTTGTTTGTTCCATTTTTACTGAATAATTGGTCTGATTTTGGTGGTCGGTAATGGTATTGTCCTATTTGTAAGTGATCTTGTGTTTTGTTATATAAAGCATCTTTTGGATATTGCAAATCTGTTTTTTTTAAATTTTCATCTACAGATCCAAATTTAAAATTCTTTTCTAATTCTGATATAGATAAATTGAATAGATTACCTGTTGCTGGAGCTAGTGGTGCCCCTGGAGCTCCAGATGATGGATTATCTCCATAACCGGGTGTATTTGCAAATGCTGTTTGGTTTCCGTCTGGATATTTAGTATTTAAACTTTGAGCTCTACTGTTGTTTAAATTTAATGTATAATTTTTTAAAAAATAATCAGCACGTTTCTTTTCAGTGTCTTTATATTTATTATCTATATTCCCAAGTGCATCAATTAATTGTAAATCATTTTTTACAGACCAATTGTTTCCAGAATCAGTTGATGCAATTAGTTTATCGCCTTCTGCAGTTATTATATAATAATCCGCAGAACCAGTTGAGGTATTGGTTTTTATTATACCACTTTTACCATTTAATGTGAATTTAGATTCAATATATACTACCCCATTTGTAGTTGTTTCTTGTGTATCTGGTGGATATGCCATTTATGGTGCCGATTGGTTATCTGGATAATCCCAAACTCTGGATTTGAATACTGGTTGTCCTCTTTTATCGACAAATCTTTCGGTTGGAAGTAAAGATACTTCTCTCCACTCACTTTCAGGGACCTTGAAAAAATTACTACTCACACCAGAAAAAAGATAATTGTGTAATGTTTTTCTTGGTGCATTCACGTTTCCTGCTTTATTTATGTATGAAGCAGCAACACCTCCACGATATTGTGGATTTAGATAATGAAGATTAGAACCAAGGAACATTCCTTGTCTTGGATTTACATTTATAACATAAGATAATGGTTGTCTATCCCAGAATAGATATTTTTGTGGATATTTTGCAGAATACATAAAAAATACTAAATCGCCAGGAATAATAAAATCAGTATCAATTTCACTTATATCTTTTTCTTGATTTGATAGTTCATTCATCAAGGCATTTGTGTACCAAGATATAGAACGATATTTTTTTCCTGCTTCTTTAATTATTTTATCGGCAATCATATTTGAATACCTAAATCTTTTTCTGTAAATATACGGAATTCCCAGTTTCTGTCTTTACAGTATTCACGACAAGCTTCCCATTTTGCTTGATTGGTGGCCCAAGTTTTAACTGCATATGCCCAGGATTTGGTTCGGTTTGGTGGATTTGTGGGTGGTTCTTTTAAATCTTTAGCTGGTTTAATTTCTACAACTACTATTCTTATATTTCCATCTTTGTCTTTATATTTCAGTTTCATATCTGGAAAATATCTATGTACTTTTTTATCTACTGGTGATACATAAGGAACCCAAAATTCTTCACTTTGATATGAAATTATATTTTCAGT